CAGGAAGGATTGAGCAGTCCCCCAGGTCTTGAGGTGATAGCAAAGGGGGCCAGCAACGCGAGCATTGGTCCCCTCAGGGAACACAAGCGCGTCAGAGAAATCCGGCTCGGACGGGTCTTTGAAGTAGTTATTGAAGATCGAGACCCCATCCGCAAAGATGTGCTTGGGAATGGTAGTCTTATTCGTGCCAAGCCAAGGCTGCGTAGCACCCGTCAAAGTCGGAAAGGTGACAGTCTCCACACCACCGTCACGGATATACTCAACCCAATCATCACCGTAAGTGTAGCGATAGGGGCAGTAGAAGGCAAAAAGATCGACCTTGATGTCAACAGTCAGAGGCCGCCGCAACTGCGACAGGCGAATCTGAATCATCGAGTCGGTTTCGAAAGAGTCGCCAGCAATAACCGGAATCCGACCGAAGCCAAGAAGGCGACCGATGTCGCCACACGTCAGATATTGGTTAGAAAGATCACACCGCTCGCGCATTGTAAGCTCCCAATTTCGACTTAATCAGAGAAGAAAGTTTGCTGAACTCAGCTGCACCACTCAAAGCCACATCGGCCTGCAAAATCAAGACGACCATCCGACCGGAAGACAGGCGCTCAATCTGAACGGCAATTTCAGGCGACGCTAGATCATGGGCCGAGCGAAGGCCCTCAAGCATCGCAGCACACACAATCCAGTTCGCAGGCTTCACCAAACAAGCGACGACAGCAGCGACCATCTCAGCAGGCACCTCAACGCGAGGCAGCATCGACAGATCGCAGACACCGTAGACAACATTGTCCAGGACACGCCGCATCCTGACACGCAGGTCAGCAGTCCAAACGGATTCGCCCCGGAAATGGTCCATATCCTCTTGGGAACACCCAAGCGAGGCACAGACCCGCACAAAGGCATCAGACGCAAGATAGCGCACCGATGCGACAGCGAAGTTCGACATCTAAAGCCACTCCTCAATCAGAGAAAAGTTCAGCCCATCATAAAGGCCCTGCAACCTACTACGTAGCGCCACAATTTCATCAGAAGCCGGGTCAACCCCGGCATCCTCAAATTCCAGCAACAGACCCACGCAGGCATAAGACAAGCGAAGGCGCAACAAATCCGCGCACAAATCATCCAGCGACTTAAGGACCGCCGCTACATCTGCGCGCCGATCCCTAACCTGGCCACCCGCGACAGATACGGATTCAGCCACCTAGAAGCGTCCTGTGGGACGCCGAATCCGCCAGCACTCATCGGGCTGAATGTTCGTGTCCGAAGCATCGCGCTTGCGACGGAGACCGACCCAAGTGTCATTTTCGGCAAAGGCCGCAGGCACGGAATCTCGCAAAGACTGGCGAAAGCTAGCCTCAACAGCAGCCTCTTGGGCGGCTTTTCGCTCCATTTGATATCTTGCAGCCAATTCGGCGCGCCGAGCGTCAGAATCGTATCCACCGCCCGCGCGCGCGTCTGAACCAACCTGCGAAGGCCGAAGCCCCGCGTCATTCTCGTTCGACATCCATTCAACTCCATAGGTGACACTTTGGTGACATATTTTGCCATATAACCAGACACTTGAGCAGAACAACCAGTAGCACGGGGCTACTTAGCATTGGGATCACGGGGCCACCGACAACCCAACTGCGCAAAAACATACATCGAGCTAAACAGGATCGCGATGGGCGTAGAAAAACCAAACGGCCAGAGCCGTTTCAATTCGTTCACCTCTTGGTGATCATTGCGAGGCCGCGACCGATTAGGATCGAGGAAGCGACACTCCGAAAAGACCATCAGGCAATGCCAGTGGAGCTTGCCCTCAGAACCGCGTTCAAGGACAGAGCAGTACGTAAAGGGGCCGAGGACCCTAGCCACCTTGCGAAACCAGAGCTTGAGCACATCGCAACCGGGTTCAAAGATGTAATCAAACTGCGGATCAGTGGTCAGCGTATTAAACACCGGGAACACACCCGGACGCGCCAATTCCTCAACAATGCGGAACTTAAGCTCAGCAGCTCGCGAGCGAAGGCCAGCCTGCGCCGCACGACGATAGACAGGACAGTTCGCAGGAAACGAAGCAAGCTCACCCGGATAGCCGAAGAAGGCGTCGCGCGCCTCCTTAGTAGCGACCGGGCGATAAGCCTCGACAAGCTCACGTCCTATAAGAACATTAGAATCAAGTCGCGAAACAAGAGAAGAAAGGACGGACACAGCACGATTGAGAACAGGCGAATCACCATCCGCCTTACGAATCGCATCCTGATGCCGAAGAGCCAAAGAATGACTCTGGCGAATACGCTCAGCCATGAGATTAGGATAGGAAACGCCCACAAGGTGGGACCGAAAGAGGCCAAAGCCAACAACAGACTCAATGACAAGATCGAAGAAGGTGCGCATCACGCACCAGAAGAAGGCTTCGAAAGAAAAGAGAAGGCGGCTTTGTGACAATCCGCAAAATTGCGGAAATAACGCCGCTCATCGAAATCAAACATAACACGACGCCCAGACTCAAAATCAAAACATTCCAACACATACAAACCATTACGCACAGTAATCATGACAGCAGGACGCAACCCATCAGACATATGAACCCCCATTGCTTGAGAACAACAGATTGCCACATAGAAAGGGGGGGCGCAAGCCCCCCCTTAAGTAGATCAAAGGCGGACACCGCCAATACGAGACTTTCCACCACGACGAGAACCACGACGAGAACGCATAGCAAACTCCAAAGGCAAGGAAAACGACGAACCAGCACACACTACCAGAAGAAGCAAGAAAAAGAAAGCCACCACAAGAGGTGGTGGCTGCGCGCCTTTGCGCGCAAGAGGGGAACCATGTTCCCCCCGCTTCGCGGGACCCCCCTCCGCTGGTGGGGAACGTCCGTTCCCCCCAGACCCCCCTTTCCCTGCCCGATAGGGGAAAGAAAGGAAGAAAGAGTTAGGGCACCATGTCATAGATTTCCGAGAATTGTTTCATGATCTCAAAGCCCCACTTGGTCTCCAGCATCGCCAGGAGCTTAGGCAGGATGTCAGCGCCATCCCGAGAGCCGCGGGCGAAGTTCGGCAGAGCCTCACGCACAGATTCAGCCACGCCGCGAGCCTCATTTGCGGCATAAGAGTGCCCGTAGCGTGCTTCCCATTCCTTGAGAGCAAACTCAAAGGGGGCGATAAGAGTCTCCATCCGCTTTCTGTGAACATCAGCGTCGATCGACTCCGCCTCCAGGGGAAGCAAAGTTTCCACACGCCGGGCACCAGCATCAAGAGCCGCAATTTCGGCTTCAGGCTTACCGCGAGCCATGATCCGAGGATCAAAAGCCACACCGGGGGGCAGAATGCCCCCGGCACGAAGCAGAGAAGCAACCAAGGGGCCAGCAGCAGCACCGCCAGCAGCCATAGCATGACCAGCAAGACCAGCAGAGGCCGACATCCGCGAGGTTTGCAAGGCAACTTGCGCACTACGCTTAGACTCACGCTCACGCTGCAACAGCTCGGGCGAGGCCATGGAGCCAGCTTGAGCACCAGCAGAGCCAGTGCCTAGCTGTTCCCACGGCACAGTGCCCGGATATGCAGCGTTATTATACATCCGCTGATGCTTACCAGCGAGGCGAGCGTTCAGACCGCCAAACATCGCATTCGCGATCACAGAAGAAAGAGAAGAGCCAAGAATCCCGCCGAGGCCAAAGCCCCCGGCGGCACGATCACCAGCAGACACGGCACCCTCAGTCAAACCACCGGGTCCGGGGCCGAACACATCAGAAGGCGGGGCAGGGGGGGCCGCTGCACGGCCACCCCCAAACCCCCCGAAGAGGCCATTCAACAAGGCCGGAAAAAGAGCAGAGAAGAAGCCCATCACTGCACGATCAACACGCCAGTTTCGCCGTCATCAGGACGGCCGAAGTGCGTGTGCTCCATAGTCATGCAAAGGCCAGTAATGGTGACAGTCGTAGTTCCAGGATTGTAGACCAACATGCCGGCGCAAAAATCCACGCCGTCAGCATCGAAGTCAGCCAAATTCATATTGGGGCGCAAAACGCCCGACCAGGACGAACCGCCTGGAGAACTCTGGTAACTGGTCAGATTGCAGAGCCGCACCTCAGAAGGAGTGCCAAGAGCAGCAAACGCCTCATAATAGCCAGCGAAGCCAGCAAAAGAGAGAGCCGAGGCAGGACCGCACAAGATCGAGCACGACACAAAATCCGCCTCACGCAGATCCACAGGCGACACAAGGCCAAAGCCAAAGCCCAAGGCTTTCTTGGCACCAAGCGAAATGACGCCCGCAGGGGTGGCCCATTGACCACCGCCAATGGTGTAGCCACCAGCCAAGAAGGCGTTCAACAGACCCGTCGCTTGCGGAAAAGCGAAGCCAGCACCCGTAGCATCAAAGGTGCCAGCACCGTTCAAAGGATCATAGATATTGCGAAGCGTAAGGCCAAAAGGGACCTCATTGTAGGACGGCTTGATCATTGCGAAACCCCCATAATGGAACCGTCACCGGACGGCAGAGGCCGATAGGCCGTGATCCGATGCGAAGCGTTCAGGATATATTGCCGATTCTGGGTCGTGGCGAACATATCGCCATAATTACCGCACTGGATCGCTTGCAGCGCAGTGGAAGGAGCACCGAGGAACTGCCAACCAGTATCCACCCGAGTAAACTGCGGATGAACGAAAGACGGGTGCGACCGATACCACTCATAGGCCGGAACAAAGCCCATCGAAGAGGCCGAAACCGAATTGAACACATCGGAGAACAGCAGCTCACGCGCCGGAAGCTCACCGGAACCCGGCACAACATCCTCAAACGGACGATTGAACGAGTCCAGATAGTGCACCATTTCATCAAAGACAGGAGGCATCCTCAGCAGACAGAAAAAGTAGAGCGTGCCATGCTCAGGAAAAGCACGCCGAGGCATACGGAACCGGACCTCCGCAACAGCCTTGCCAGTCGATTGACCAAACTGGGCGCCAGCAGTGCCGTTGATGTCATAGCCGGAACACCACTGGGTCTCACGCCAGAGCAATTCAGGCCGATTGTCGGTGTAATCAGACACATCCATCCCGGAAATGCCCTTCATGATCTCCACATAACGAGAAGAGAAGTAGTCACGGAACTGCTTTTGCCGCGCCTTCATCGCGGCAGTCTGAATGTCAAAGATCGACACCTCACCAGCAGTAACGGGCGCATTGAACTCATCCGAGGTATCAGTAGTCAGGAAGGATTGAGCAGTCCCCCAGGTCTTGAGGTGATAGCAAAGGGGGCCAGCAACGCGAGCATTGGTCCCCTCAGGGAACACAAGCGCGTCAGAGAAATCCGGCTCGGACGGGTCTTTG